GTCGGAGCGTAAAATATTCACACGTCATATCGAGACTATAACGAGGGGATAAAGCCAATGGCACTTAAGATGCTTACACCACTGCAACAAATCGAGGCGCGTATGCAGCAATATGCGGAGAGGAGCAAAAAAGTTCTTAGCCGTAGAGTGGCATATATAGCCGAGGACGCTATCAACGAGCAGCGCAGAAAGGATGTGGGCAACTGGACCGACCGGACAAAAAATCTTCGCGGCTCGTTGGGTTATAAAGTCAATATAGATGGAACCCAAAAAGTCAACGGCCTTAATCCGGAGGCCTCTCAGGAGGCGCGAGACACCTCGGCCGCGGTTATTGCAAAGACAATGCAAAAATACCGAGAGGGCATCGTGATCGTGGCATGCGCGGGGATGCCGTACGCGGGATATGTTTCACGACGCGGTTACAACGTGTTTGACACGGCTAAGATCAAAATGGTCGAGGGGCTCAAAAAGATGGAAGATAAGATGAAAAGGGGAGCAGCCGTATGATTATGACTCTCGGACAGATTGAAGACGCTTTGTACAAGCTCGTAAAAAACAGTCCTCTACCGGCGGCCGTTAATGGCGGGCTTTACAAAAGGGGCTATCGACCTGCTAAAAGCAGCAAAGAGGATATAGTCGTAAGTGTCAAGATGGGGACGGCCAATCAGATACAACGAGGCACGGCGTTGATAACGGTATTTGTGCCGTGGATCACGATAGCCGACGGCACTGACGGACGCAACATCTCCAGATGCAACGCCATCGAGATCGCCTTGCAGCAATTCATTAGTGGTCTTCCTGCAACGGCATCGGAGCGCAATATCCGATTGAGCCAGTCATACGCGATAGGTACGGACGAGGACGAGGACGTCAATCATAGCAGAGTAGTAGCAGAGTTAGATTATAGCATTTTTACAGAGGAGTAAAACACAATGGCAGTAATATCATGGGGAAGACCCAAGATCGAAATAGTTAAATGGGCGGCGGGCGATACTTCATGCCCTTCTAAAGGATGGGCTACAGTCCCTAATCCTAAGGAGGACTCTACCGAGCTCGTCCCCACCAAGGGCGACAAAAAGGAAGCCTACGGAGAGGGCGGAGAGATTATCGATGTGATGTACAAACGCAGCAAGTATGAGCTGACTTTTGAGCTTTACGTGAAGAAAGGCGAATCGCAGCCTATTCCTGAAGCCGACATAGACGACGGCGTGGTGAACGATATCTATGGCATCCGGATCACTCCGGAAGATACCACACTCGAGGGCATCTTCATGCCAAAGTGCTCGGTATCGGTTGATACGCTTTACACCGCAGCTGACGGAAAGCGCTTGGCATACACGTTCTCCGGTATTCGACCTGCGGGCAATCAGAACACTGTGCAGCCTTACACGGCTACCACGACTACATAATTTCTTCATATTTAAGTTTTATTCATTTCAATTAACACCTCCGAGGGCGTCTGATGTGTAACAGCCTCGGCGCCCTTTTTCCAAAAAATGACGAAAAAAACAAAAACAATAGAGCAGAGGGCGGCGGATGCCGTTTTGCGGGAGGATAAAACAGTGGTGGTGGGAGGAAAGACCTATACGCTGAAACCAATCACTGTACGCACGCTCATCCGGTTATCGGCGCAGGTCTCGGAGCTGCCGACTTTTGACGAGATCATAAAAGAGGAGGATCGCGCCAATTCTACGATCGACAGGGCGCGGGAGTGTGGAGCGCTCGGTGACATAATGGCATTATTACTTTTGCAGCGCGGTAAGAATGACGGGACGCTATGGCAAAAACATCAGTTCAGACGGCTGGCCGACGCCGCACTTGACCTTTATCCTTCGCAGCTTCATGTGATAATCGACACGGCTCTGGCGCCGGAGGAGGTGGGGTATTTTTTCGGCATTACCACTTTCCTGAGCGCAAGCAACATACTGAGGGCAACGAGGGGGGTGGAGACAAAAACCGATCCGACAGCATCTGGGCGCTGATAGCGGGGTTTGCAAAGAATTTCGGAGTGACGCCCGACGCCGTGCTGGATCACACATGGCTCGACGTGATGCTTTACAGCGCATCGTTACCGAGTTACGATTTTGACGATAAACCTGACAAATCGGGCAAATTGGAAGATAGCGAGAGGATCGATGGCGACGATCCTAAAAATCAACAGAAATTGAGAGAGTTAATATATGGGAGCTGAGGGAAATCCTATTGTATTTGCGGCCGTGATGGACGTTAAGAGCTTCGATGCCGGGGCCTCACACGTAAAGCGGAGCGCCGGTAACATGCGGAAGTCGGTGGAGGCCGAGGGCGTAAAGATGCAACAGTCCTTCAACCGGATAGGTAGTGCTATCACCGCGGCCTTTGCCGTTACCAGCATAGTGGCATTCACCAAAAAGCTGATAGAGGTGCGCGGAGAGTTCCAAGCGATCGAGGTCAGCCTTAAGACTATCCTTAACGACGAGGCTAAGGGCGTCGAACTGATGGAGCAGCTGGTACACACCGCCGCAACCACGCCGTTCCAGCTTCAAGAGGTGAGCAAAGGGGCCACTTCGCTATTGGCCTACGGCGAAAGCGCGGAGACGGTCAATGAGACCTTACTCCGGTTGGGCGATATAGCAGCCGGCCTTTCCATACCCTTAAACGACCTGATTTATTTATATGGCACGACCATGGTGCAGGGTCGCGTATTTGCCATGGACATGCGACAATTCATGGGGCGAGGCATACCGGTAGCGGAAGAGCTGGCAAAGCAGTTCGGCGTGGCAAAAGATAAAGTCACCGAATTGGTGTCCGAGGGCAAAGTGGGATTTGAACATATCAAGATTGCCATCGAGAGCATGACAAATGAGGGCGGCAAGTTTGCCGGACTCATGGGCGCAATATCCGGCACTTTGAAGGGATCGGTCAGCAACCTGCTGGACAGAATAGACATGGCTATTAACGATATGGGCAAACGTACGGAGGGCCTGTTAAAGGGCACTATTAACGCCGTGTCGTTTGCCGTGGAAAATTACGAATATTTGGCCAAGGCCATACTCGGAGTAGTAGCCGCTGTCGGTACTTACAAGGCGGCGCTTATCACGCTGGCAGCGGCTAAAAGGTTAGTGCGTTTTGCGGAGTCTGTGAAATTGGCATTTGAGCTGACCAAAGGGTTGAAAGCCGCCACACGGGCGCAAGAGATGTTTAATCTTGCGAGTGCTAAAAATCCTTATATCCTGCTGGCGTCGGTGATCGTGGGAGTGGCCGTCGCGCTAACCGCCTTTAACAAAAAGCAAAAAGAGACGCTCAAAAACGCAGGAGAGGCCGCCGCGGCAATCGACGAGGAGCGCAAAGCACTCGACCGGCTGTTTAAAATAGCGAAAAGTGAAAAGGCTACCAAGGAGCAACGCAAAAATGCGATCGAGGCGATCAACGCCAAATATGGAGATTATCTCGACAATCTGGTAAAGGAGACGGATAGCGTCAAAAAATTAGACACGGCATATAAAAATCTGACCGCAAGCCTTAACGCAAAATATCTGACCGAGTTAAAGCAGACGATGACCGGAGGCAAAGAAACCGCCCATCTCGACGCACAGGCCGCCCTGCAGGGAGCAATGGCCAAAATTGCAGAAGACATGACGGCGGAGCAGGCGGGGCGCTTCACCCGGACGATGCGCGATTACGTCACGAAATTCAGTAAGCGTCTCAACGCCGCCGATCTTTACGAAGAATTTGCGAGACAATACAAGCTATACACCTCAAAGGACTTGGGAGGGCGCAAGGCGGGAACGCTATACAGCGCGATCTGGGATTTCAAAAAAAGCCAATACGAGCTATACGTGGCTAATAAGGAGTTCAACGAGTTTGCCAAGGGGTACAATACCGAATTAACCGGTTTGACGCAGCTGACAACCGAGAGCGCCGCGTCTATGAGGCAGGAGCTGGAGGATGCCCGCAAGGCATGGCTCGCAGCCAAAAAGATATACGACGAGATGGATCGAGGCACTACTCCGACCGCCACGCTCAAGGGCGCAAAGGAAAACATGGATGCCTCATATACGACCTATGCCGACCTTTACGAGATATACTACGGGCAAAAACTTGATGCCGTGGTCAAAGCGCAAGCGAAAAGCGAGGAGGACATAGCAAAGGCTACGGAGCAATACAACGAGAGACTCTTTGCGCTGATGGCTGACGCCGAAAAAGTCATCATCGAGTCAACCGCCGTACAGATGACGGAGGGACTGACGTCATACAACGCTTCGCTTATTCAGGCAAAAGCCGAATACGACACGGCGATTGCTGACCTTAAGCAAAAGCGGATAGAGCTGCAGGCCCTCGCGGACGAGGCCGGGCTTAAACCCGACTTCACTCCCATCGAGATGATGGAGGGGGAGGCGCTGGCCAAGTGGATGCATAATACCGAGGTTGCCCAAAAAGAATTGTTAAAGGAATATGCTACCTATCTTGACAAACGCAAGGAGCTGACCGAAAGATACAATACTGAGATTGCAGAGCTCGAAAAGCTTGCGGCCACTGAGCAAGCGGAGGTGGCGCGCAAGCGCTTTGATGAGGCGCTCAAAGAGCTGGACTTCGCGGCATTAAAAGAAAACGCACTTTTTGAGAAGATATTTAAAAATCTCGACTATCTGAGTGCTGAGACGATAGAGGAACTGACGAAAAGACTTGAAGAGTTTATAGCGTTCATCGAGAGCGGGCTGAGCGGCGATGACGCCGGAGAGGGGCTGAAAAAATTCGGCATCACCGCCGAGCAGCTCGTATCGTTGAGAGATAGCACGGATCAGCTGTCCGAACTTAAGCGCATACTCGAGGGGTTGAGGAAAGAGGGCGATAAATTCGGTACGGCGTTCGGCAAGATCGGGGCCGCCTGGAAAAAGATGATAGACGAGTTCGCGGCCGGCAACATGACCGAGGCCAACGCCGCTCTCGAGTCGCTCCATTCACAGATCAACGCCATTGCCGGCGCTATCGAAGACCTCGGCCAGAGCCTGCAGAACATCGGATCGTCGACCTATAACGCCGGACTCGAAAAAGCCGGCAAAGTGATCTCCGGCATTGCTGACGCCGTCAGCGCGGCGGGCTCGGGTGCGGCAACCGGCGCGGCGTTAGGAGGCCCTATCGGGGCCATAGCAGGCGGGGCGCTGGGTGCGGGTCTCAACATCATCAAACAGATAACCGGCGCGCAGGCCGAAATGCAAAAGGCACATGATGCCTATGAGATCAAGGCCCGCACCCTGGCGACCGACCTCAACGCACTATACCGGGAGCGCTACCAATGGGCGCAAAAGATCGGCGAAAGCACCATGGCGTGGATGCGACGCGAGGGGGCGGAGCTGGAGCGTCAACTGGCATCGGCTACGAAAGACGCGCAAACGCTGATGCGTCAGTTGAGGGAGGAGAGTTACACTGTCTGGTATGAGAAAAAAGGAATATTCGGCGGTACGCGCTTGAAAAACCGGGACGAAATCATCGGCATGAAAAGCTATGCTCAGATAGAGCAGTTATACCTTCAGGGACTCCTTTCCGAAAACGCCACTATACTTTTTGAAAAGCTGAAAGCCGCACGCGAGGAAGCGGAGGGCCTGAGCGACACCGCGCTCGACTATCAGGAGCGGATGCGCCAAGCCCTGACAGGCAGTACCTATGACGGGGTGGTGGCCGGAATGGTAGCCGGCATAAAGGACGGCGGCAAAACGGCGGCAAGCACCTTTGAAGATTTGATGCGCGATGCCGTCAATTCATCGCTTGAGCTTTTTGCCAATTCCGAGATGCGCAAATGGTATGAGGAGTTTGCGACCTTGGCAGGAGATGAGGAGGGCCTCACCGCCGCGGAGATACAGCTATTGCGTAACAGTTATCTGGCGCTTTACAACAGCATCGACGAAAAAAACAGACAGCTGATGGAGATCACCGGGCTTGGATCGATAGCAAAACCGAGAGAGAGCGTGGCTCGCACAGGCCTGGCCGCAAGTCAGGAGAGTGTGGATATCACCAACGCCATAATGACCAACATCGCCAACCACACCTATGCGATGAACGAAAATGTACGCATGATGCGAGACATCAATTCGCAGCTGTTAATTAAAGTGACCAACATCGAGGGTGACACCGGCGCAATGCGGGGCGATCTTAAAGCGCTGCGTAACGACATAAGTGTAATAATGACAAAAGGACTAATGATAGCGAGATGATAGAGCTGACGATTGATAACATAAATATTGCGACAGACTACGGATGCAGGATGCTGAAAGGCACTTTAGCTGAGCTTTTGTCTCCGGCATCGGCAAAAAGCGTGAGCGTGACCGATTGGCCGGAGGTTGACGGCGTCGATCCGGACCTCGCCAATTTCAGTCTGGCCGCACGATCGTTTGAACTTCCCGTTTACGCTCCGAATGATACGGCATACGCCGCATTATTAAACGCCTTAAAGGTAAATAACGGAGTCCACACCATCGGGGTGACTGACACGCCTATCAGCATAAACACGAGGATCACAGGCTTAAACGTCGAGCGCCAGATGCGCTTTTATACTTTGATGGTGGCCTTTACGGAGGACAACCCCAACTATAGCGGTACACCATCCGCGGGTGGCCGGGATTTGGGATACAAGCTGGACGGCGTGCCGTTGGGCAATTACGGCATCGACGTTTTGAAAGGTACTGAACACAGCGTTTTCACGCCGTCAAAAGCCAAACGGAATTTGACCATCGAGAGCGCCCTATCCGGCGGGCAAATATACGATGCAGCTGGAGGCCTCGTTTTAGCCCAAAAAAGCTGCCGTTTAAGGCTTCGGATAATTAAACCTATATCCAATGCCATTAATTCGTATTACGCCTTCCTGCACGATTTAACAAGGCAAGGATCGCATATTTTAACGGCTACCGGTGGAGGCTTGACGCGTTCGTTCAACGTCTACTATAAAATCGGACGGGTGACGGATTGCACGTTGATACAAGACAAATTATGGATCGAGTTTGAAATAGAGCTGGAGCAGTACAAAGGTTACGCGGGAGATTGAAATGATAGAGTTGAAATATAATTCACAGACGTTGCTCATACAACCGGACGACTCGTCCTTCCGGTATCGCACCATAATGGGAGAGCATTCGGTGACGCTGGTCTTCGACTTGCCGGAATACGTCGACATACCGCAAGATGCCTACATCGACTATCAAGGGGAGCGGTACACGCGGAGACAACCCGCAGCGTTCGTCAAAAACGGCCCGCGCAATTACAGATACACTCTGATACTCGGCGCCGCACAGATGAGGTTGAAGGACTATATCCTTTATAACCCGATCGACGGCCGGCTCGAGTTCGACATGCACGCGAGACCTATCGAGTTCGCCCAGATGATCGTAGCCAACCTCAACGCCCGAGAGGGCGCGGGGGTCTGGAGCGTGGACGACACGACACTTGACTGGGGAAAGCCCAAGATTGAGGCGGAGGCTCAAGTGGTGGCGTTCAGTTACACCACGCTTCACGAGGCGCTCCAGATGGTGGCGGACGCGTTCGGGACGGAGTGGGAAATCAACGGAACGGCCTTAAGGATCGGGCGCGTGGAATATAACAAGACCAACAGCTTGGCTTTACCTTTGAGCTACGGCGCGGGCAAGGGCATAGAGCCGGGGACAGGGCGCTCCAATTTCGACCAGTCCGACGCGGTCGCAAGGCTATACGTGCAGGGCGGGGAGCGGAATATCGACCCGAGCACTTACGGCAAAAAGACGCTGCGCTTACCTCTCAATCAACTGATCAGCTTTGACGGGTATCATTTTGAAGATGAGCCGGGTTATTACCATACTGACGCAACTACCTTCAGATATCGCAGCTCTCCAGACGGCTTATCGGTAGCGAGGGCGTGGATACATATACCTTCCATGAGGGAGGCGGTCATCGACTGCACGCACCACTACCCGAGCGAGCTGCACGCGGTTACAAGTGTAATCTTGGTTGACGCTGAAAGACACCACTATGACGTGGTGGTTGATGCTCCGGAAGACATACCTTACAACAGCGACACGCTGCGCATCGTCGGGGAGCAGGCCACGATCATCTTCCAGTCGGGGATGCTGGCGGGGCGCGAGTTCGACCTGCACACCGATGACGACGGAGTGATCCTCGCGGAAAAGGTATTTGACGGCTCGACATTCGTTGGATGGAGGCTTCCGATCGTACCGGCGGAGCATGACGGGATATTGATGCCCGATCCGGCGACGAACTATAAGCCCACCGTCGGCGACACCCTTAGGGTTTTCGGCATTACGCTCCCTCAAGATTACATTTGTAATAATACCACGAAGACCGGAGCGTCATGGCGAATGATGCGCGAGGCAATAAGATGGCTATATTACAACGAGATGCCGCGCTACAGTTTTACCGGCAAGCTGCAAAGGTCTTACGCACGGACGAATTGGGGAGCTATCGGCCCTAAGATAAAACTCGGCGGTTACGTCAGGTTCAGTGACGATCAATTTTTACAGACGCCACAATTGATACGAATAATCGGAATTAAAGATTTCATCAATGATCCCTATGCGCCGGAGATTGAGCTGAGCAACGCCGCCTGCAGTGTGGGCTTTTCGTCGGAGCTGGCAAAATATGATGCCGACGAGGTCAGAGCGGAAAACGCAGCCAAGAGCGTCCGCGAGTACGCGCAACGCCGCTGGCGCGATGCAAAGGTGTCACAGGCGATGATAGAGGAGGCCTTGCTCAAGGAGTTTAGCAATACCATATCGCCGATAGCGGTCAATACCATGCAGGCCATATTCGGAGCGGAGAGCCTGCAGTATGACTTCATCACCTCCCTGACTAACGACACGGTGGTGGATCACGCCCTTGACGTGACGGCTTCGCAGCTGACCGCACCCGCGGCGTTCATCAAGCACCACACCATCGGGATCGACGCCGTCCAGCCGAATAGAGCAGCGGGCGAATACCTACGCTGGTCGGTATCGGCACTGACCTTCGCCCTGCAGACGGACAAATCATACTATCTTTACATCAAGGCGTCAAAGAGCAGCAACACCGCGACCTTTGTGGCATCGGAGAGCGCGATAGCGTATGATGCCGATCCTGACCATTACCATTTGTTATATGCCACTATCGGCATACTGCAAGGAGAGGAACGCGCGGTAACAAAGTGGAACGGCTATACGGAGCTGACGCCCGGACGCATAACGGCTTATAAGTTCCTATCATCCGACGGCCTGCAATATATCGACTTTTTGACTAAAAAGGCACGCATCGGTGACGCCAACACGTTTATCGACTGGAACAGCAACGGCGACGGCAAACTGAAGATCAGAGGGACGATAGTTCAAAGCCCATCAGGAGCGGAGAGCGTCATCGGCTGCTACCGCGAAGCGTTCAACGTCAACTTAAGTTATTACGTCGGCGACATGGTGACCTATCAAGGCACTACGTACCGATGTATTAAAAATACGACCACCGGAGCGACGGAGCCGCCGACCAACACTACCTACTGGGCCGTCGCTGCCGCCGCGGGAGTATCAGGATTGAATACCGCCATAGTGTACCTTTACAAAAGGAGCGCAACGAAACCAACGCGTGATTTTACGACTCCGATAGTTTATAATTTCAACACCGGATTTGACGACACCACCTATGGCACATGGCACACCAACCTCGGCGCACTGACGGGAGTCGATCCGATCTGGGTCATGGCCGCCACGGCGCTCGAGGACGAGGACAGCCCCGGCGACGCCACCATTGCCGCCAACCAGTGGTCAGAGCCGGTCAAGTGGGCGGGCGACGGCGCACCCGGCCTCAACAGCGCGACGGTCATGCTTTACCAAAGGGCGACCAGCGTACCGGCAAAGCCGGAGGGCAATCTTACCTATACCTTCGCCACAGGCGCGCTAAGCGGTACGCTGGGCAACTGGTCTCAGACAATACCGGCGAATAATGGGCAGCCCTGTTGGGTGATACAGGCAACGGCCATATCGTCTGACGCTACCGACGTCATAGCGGCGACGGAGTGGAGCGACGTACGAGGGCTGGTAGCGGATGGTGCGACAGGCTTGCGGAACGCCATCGTCTATCTTTACAAACGCAGTGCGACCACGCCTACGCGAGACTTCACAACAAACGTCACATATGACTTCAGTACAGGCTTTACCGCCTCCACTTATGGCACGTGGAAAGCAAGCATCGCGGACGCCGCGGGGTCGGACGAGCTTTGGGTATTGGCTGCCACGGCCCGGGAGACAACACCGAACGGAGGGACGGCGGTCATATCACCGGCGGAATGGGCCGCTCCGGTCAAGCCTGCCGAAAACGGCCTCAACAGCGCCACCGCCGTCTTATACCAGAGGACGGCCGGCGCACCGGCAAAGCCGGCAGGAGCTTTGACTTACACCTTCGCCACGGGAGTGCTAAGTGGCACGCTGGGCAACTGGTCTCAGACAATACCCGCATCGAACGGACTGCCGTGCTGGGTGATACAGGCAACGGCCATATCATCCGGCGCAACCGACGTCATCGAAGCATCGGAGTGGAGCACCGCTGTAAAGCTCGTCGAGGACGGACTGAACGGCTGCCCTCTAAGAGGCGTTACCGAATGGCAGGCAGGGCGTCGTTATGAGGGTGGCAACCCGAGGGCGGGCGACGAATATCAGGACATCGTCGTCTATGACGGCAGTTTTTACG